TTTTTCAAGGCGCACGTTTGCTAAATCACCGTTGACCCATCTATCTAATTCCAACTTACTCTTGTTAAGATTCCATTTCATGAAGAGTATTTGTTCTTCTAAGTCTTGGTAGTTTTTAAGCCATTGAAATCTCACAAACGCCACCCCTTTATGGTAAAATAGTCTTGTCACAGGTCACTTACCCAAAAGGTAGTGGCTTTTTTATTTATCAAAATGTGAGCCATGTTGATGTTCTTCATCAATGATCAAACTCTTCAATGTCTTACCAAGAACTTTTTTATTTATGGTTCCGTTCGCCTTGGCTTTTTCTAGTAACTTACGCTTCTTCTTTTTTACTTTCGATTTTTTCTTTGGCAATGGCTTGCTTCTCCTTTTCATCTAATTCTTTACCGAAAATCACACTTGCGAATACTGTGGCAAAAAGTACCACGGCTACTAACACTGCAAAGTCCATCATTTATCCTCCTGCTTCCATCGCATCCCTGACTAGCGGATCATTGATAATAATCTTGTACTTTATCTGCTCATACTGCAGTTGCTGTTCTAGCTTCACGATCTGCTTTTGCTGGTCAATTATTGTATAGGATAGCCAACTTAGGCCTGCGATTGTCAGCAGTATTATGATGATTGAGTGGCTAGTTTTCATTGGCTTGCACCACAACGCCATCAGATGTGCTAAAGTATTCTTTTTCTAACAATTTTTGATGTTGATAAATATTTCCTACTACCTCTATTCTGCTTCTAGCACCCATCAAATCTGTATCATAAATATGCTTGCCTTTGATTCTATACGCCCCGTTATCCATTCGGTATGCTTGTACATAGCTATGCCAGTAAGTATCACTGTAATTAACGGATGAACTTGTATGCAAAAGAACATCCCCCTCGAAAATTTCCACGCCGTTCTTGTCTTTTAAACCAGTGGATTGCATGAGGAATGAATCAGTTGCTGGAAAAGTATGATCTTCTGGATAATCTCCGCTTACATCAAGTATGTTTATACCGTCATCATCTAACTCAAAACAAACGCCTTCTGTACTTGGATAAATCATTCTGTCATTTTCTTTATCCCAACATCTAAATTTTGGTTCCATCTTATCCCTCCATTCATGATATAATCGCCATAGGAGGCGATCATATGAAAAATAAAACATTCAGAAATGTAATTATTTTTATATTAGGTATTCTTGCTGGTATTCTATTGAGTTCTATATTCAGATTTTTTTGATTTCAAACCCTTTACAATAATTAATTATCTACTCCTCTATCGCAATTGTTAGTGGATTTCATCACTGTTCCGTTAACAATTTTTGCAAAGGCTTCTGCTATTTCGATGTCATTGAAGGTAGTTGCCTCTATTCGGTTTTCTGTAAAACTGGCAAGCCAGTTATTCCGTTTTGCGGCTCCACTTATAGATATATCTTCCAAAAAAGTATTCTCTGTTTGCGATGCTACATAATAGACTGTATCTTTTTCGATTTCATACCCAAATAGCTTCATTCTTACCAATGTTTCAATTGGATAATTAGTGGTGTCGACAAGCCAATCTTGAAAATCATCTCTCTCTTCTCTGCCCACTTTGAAAGCTTCTGTTAAAGCACCGCTAAGGTCCCAATCTAACTCCTCGAATAAGCCCTCTTCGAACCAATCCGCTACAAACTGTGGAACAATTTCTTTTGACTGTTCAAATGCTTTTTCCACACAACTTATGGCAATTCTTAGCCCTTCATTGATGCCTCCAGTGTATTCAGACTCAATTCGATCCTTAATTTGATTTTGCTTTATTTTTTCAATCAATTCTTGTTTCATCAAAATTATCCCCTCCGTTCATGATATAATCGCCATAGGAGGCGATCGTATGAAATTTCATAATTATAATGATGCAGATAAAACTTACCTTGGTATAGCTGTAGCTTTTTTTATACTAGGACTAGGCTCAAAGTTCTATTGGATTCCAGCTGTTTTATTTTTATTAGTTGCTTTCCTAAAAGATTAGATACTTAGGTATCTTTTTTTCGTTATCGCTGACTATTCTTTACTGTGTTTAATGAAATGACAATTCACTTTATTTACCGTTTCTAGCGCTAATTATTTACCAAGTTATTTCATTATGCTATCCTTAATTCAACATAAAAGCTTTTATATGAGGAGAATAAACTTATGAAAAAGTCATTTTTTATTTTAGGCTGTGTTCTGGTACTATCTGGATGTTCTAACAAAACGTCCGTCAGCACTGCTTCCGATTCGTCTGATACTTTAAAAACATCTTCGACAACAATGGTTTCTTCTGCAACAGAATCACACGAAAATACTACTGAAGATTCTCTCGATAAATATCAATCCATATCGGAATCACAAGATAACACTCTAGAAAGTAGTTTTATTGAAAACTCTAGCAACCAAGAAACTTCAGTCCCTATGACAAATAAAGAAGATGAATACTATCAACAAATTAAAGATGCTTGGCAAAAAGAGAAAGATTATATAGACTCTGTCACTGACCCAAAAGTAAAACAATCTTTACAAACTCCTTTTGCTGCTGCTAATGCCAAAGCAACTGAATTGGTAATGAATAATCCATCAGATGAAACAATTATTATGAACGCTTTGAAAAAAGTTGTAGATGATCAATAACGTTGTAAATAGTCCTTATGAAACTTAAACTAGTTTTCGAACTAGTTTTTTTATTTCGTCGGATAGTGGACTAGTAAACACCAACTGCTTTTCCATAGCAGTAGCGATCACATGCTCCATTCATCATCTGCCATTTGTTGTTGTAATCTAATTTATCGCTACAATTCAAACAGTACATTTTCCCATCGGCACTATACCCTGCTTTGATTAACCATTTCTTAGCAAGCTTCTTTTTTTGTCTTTTGTTCACTCGATCTTACCTTCCAATCTAACTGCCAGCGTCCTAGCTCTTTGTGATGTTGCCTTTTTTAGTCGACTTATGTCATCAACTGCTTGACGCTCATTCCAGTATTCTTGTGCAAGCTTTTTATCTGAGAATTCTGGCACATTTCCATGCCATTTTTTGAAATAAACTTTTTTAAATGACTGGTCAGTTAAATCAAATAGATGGAAAGCTATTCTCATATCATTCCCTCCTAGTTGTTTATATCTGTCACTTACTTCTTTCTTTTGCTATCCCCATATCAATGATTTGCTTAAAAAGATCCCACTCTTCAAATGTCATAGAAATATCATGCTGCTTAATAGCGTGCTGATCCACCGTTGTGAAATAAATGAAGCCTGTGCCTACATCCGCAAACAATTCATGTGTGTCGTTGGTATGATTATCGACAACAGTCAAATCTTTAACGTCCGCTGATAATGCCATTTCTTTCCATCCTCCTGTTCCGTTATCTCTTCCAATTACTGACTCAGTCCACCTGCTCAAATAAAATGGCGTAATCATCAATATCTAAATTTCCAGCAATCTCCTGTATTTTTTTCAAAGTAACATTTGCTGTTTTATTTTTAGCCGCTTTTGCATTTCCGCCCATCAATTCAGCAATCTTAATATTTTTATTTTCTGCATGCCAATGAACGTTTGTCCAAAATACTTCGAGAATGTCCATTTCCCCACTCCTTCGTTTCTTTACGAACAGCAACACCATCTTTATTACAGACCGGACAGTTGATTGCTACTGCCCGGCCAAACATATCTTTTCCCCAAATAATCCTTTCGCCTTTACATCGATTGCATTTCATGGGATCACCTACTTAATCTTGTTATTTTCCAACAAGTTAAGGTACAATAAACCAACATCGATCAATTTCTCATTCATGATTTGAGCAACTTCGCTAGGCTTAAACCCTTTAACAAAGAGATCTTTTGCTTGGTTAATAACGCCAACGCTCCAATAGAATTTTGCATCTTCCAGAATAATTATTTTGCCGTCACTCTTCCCCATCCGAATCACCTGATAATTCTTTGAAGATCACTTCATCTTTTTTCTTGCTCCAAGTATCAGCGAATGGTGCGAAGTACTGACGAGAGATCTCAATCTGATCAATCAATGCATCTTCAGACATTTCATAAACAGCAGCTACTTCGGTAATTTTCTCGCCTTCTTCAATTTGAATTAATACATCACGAGGATTGATTGTGATGCTGTCTGGTAACGGCAATGAGGTAGCGGTTTTGATGAATTCATCAATGGTTTCTTTGGAAACTTGAATCTCAACCATTTCAATTTCTTCGACACCATCACCAACATCTAATGAAGTTTGTTCTTCTTTCAAGACTTCAATTGTTCCATCGCTATTTACTGCATAATTGACGTTCGGACGTTTAGTCTGTTTATTGATAGGAAGCGTGTAGCCGACTGTTTCAGGTTGGATCGTAACTGATACCGTCTTGCCTAAAAAGTCGCTCAGATCGTCATAGCGGCCTTTCAGTGATCCATTGTTTACCACTAGTAGCACTTCTACATTTCCGTTAGATTTTGATGTAGCCTTTTTTACCTCTGGTCGAAAGTTTACTTGTTTAGTCATTTTTGTTTTCCTCCAATTTGTTTTTTATTAAGACAAAGTAACGTCCTTTGCTGTCTTTGATTCCTGATTTAAGTCTGCATGTCACTTCATACTTCGATATGTCACAAAACTCCGCTACGGCTCTCTTATTGCCCTCAAAAGCGATTTTGTTATCTTCTATGACTTGGATTCTTAAACCTTTACGCCCTGATTTTGTGACAGCTGTTTCACTTCTGAGTCGTTTCAATTCTTGCTGTACTACTTTATTGGTCTCAAAGTCGTCACGCTCGGCAAGGTAAACCATTCGGGCAAGTCTGGCACGCTTTAGCGCTCGCCGTCCTTGTTTACTTGTAACCATATAAGCCCACCTATCTTTCGATAATCGAATTGCGTTTATCTTTTAGTCGTTCCAGCTGATATTCAAGTGATTTGATTTCACTATCTACTTGATAAAGCTGCCGCTCTTTATCTGGTGATGCTGTTTTTTTAACAAAATATTTCGGATATTTTCTGCCGCCCGAATCACATGCAACACAAAATCGATCATCGTTTAAATATTCCTGATAGGTGGTTTGATCCACTTCCCGAACATCGCTATAATCAAAAATCAGCGTAAAGTCATTGATGTTTTCATTGTCCAGGACGTATGAAATACTGTCCTGATAACTTTTATAATAGCTATCAACCAGCATTATTTTGTTTTCGCTGATCCGAGGAACGAACGTCCAATTCGTACACCAATAAGGATCGGAACTGCCCCCTCGACGTGTTCTTTCGTCAATCTCTCTTGCGTACAGTCCGGTAGGGATAATCTTTAACCTGTTTTCTGCTGATAACATTTTCGCCCTCCTTGTCATAAGTGCCTCATTGATCGGACAGCAATCGGTGTTGAATTTTTCTTGCTACTCCGTTCATTCGCCGGTCGTGTTCGCCACATCTGTTCTAGCTTTCGAACAAGTTTCACTGCTTTTGATTCTGTACAAGTTTGGCTGATTTGATATTTCACATCGCCGTTTACGTCCAGAAATTGAACATTCCATTCTTTAGACTTCTCCATCACTTGGTTCCCTCCAACTTTCTCTTGCGGCGAACGCTTGCTCTTTTACGCTGCTGACGAGCTGATTCAAAGCAACTCATTTCCTCAAATCTATTTGTTTTAGAATTGAACTTTGCAAATGTCACTGGGAACCCATAGCGGTTAGCAAACATCTTCATTTTCAACATTGAGATTGCATCTTGATATCCTTTGACATCGACTACTTTAACCAGCTTGCCTTCTTCATAAATGACGAAATCCGCTCGATAATGTATTGGAGCTACCTTCAAACCATCGCTATAAAACCCTTCTTGCAAGATAATATTTTTTTGCATTTCGCAAAAATTATCTGATATTGGTAGAAAGCTCATCCCTTTTTGTTTCAAGATTTTGTAGTATCTGGCTTCGGCTTTTGAATCAAAGAGAATGCCATCTACTTCATGTTTAGTATTTCCGTACTTACTTCTAGTTTTTGTAACCAATAGCTACACCGCCCTTAATCGTTTATCTGCTGTAGTTACGAACTTAAATGCGAATCCTTTTGAATTTTTGAATAATCGAGATACTATTCTTTCTCCATATGCGTTCTTCATTTCTTTTCCAGTCAAATTTGTAGTTAAAATGATCGCCTGATTTTGACGAGCTTCTAAAATTGAGTTCAATGTGTCATTATTAAAATTCGTACTACTGCTATAGGTAGTTCCTCCTAGTTCAGACCCCAAATCATCGATCACCACAAGATCGGCTGTTTTAATGTCTTTCATAAGTGAACCTTGAATTTCCTTTCTCAATTGCTCGTCATTGAATGAATACTTGATTTGCTCCAACAATTCACGATAGCTAATAAACAGACATTTTTTGTCGTAATCTGACCGTTTAATAATTTCCCAAGTAGCAGCCATGGCTAGATGACTTTTACCGCTACCTGGCTTTCCATTCAAGGCAAGGTGTTTGGGTTCACCACTCAGTACAGCTTCTACAAAACTTTTCGCGATATTAACAGCAGTCTCTGTTTCCACATCAATAATTTTGTAATTATCAAAAGAACAGTCAAACAAAGATTTGTCGGTAATCACTGAACCAAATTTAAAGAAATTGAGTGTTTTGCTTTTTAAACTATCGTTGTAGATCCGTTCGGTTTCTCGATCTTCTTTTCGCTGCATATCATAGTAACCGCAAGCCATACAAAGTGGCGCACATCGGTCGGAACCGTCTTTGTTCTTCGCTTTGTACCCGTATAGCGGTTGTTGACATTTTGGACACTCGCCACTTACCACTAATACCTTGTCAATTAAAGATTTCATTTCAACTGCTAGGCTCTTCATATTTCACCTCCACTAAATTGGTAAATCGTCATAATCATTAAAAGCTTCGCTCTCCAAACGCCGCCCTCCATTTTTCTTGGTCGGGTTATTTCTTTGAGCCTTCATCTTGTCGTAATGTTTTCTCAAACTGGACGGTGATAAAATCACGCCACTCCAAAATTCATGTTGCGTTGCCCAGACAATCATTTCTTGAACTTCCTTACCTGATCGTTTGTCTGATTCGATTGTTAGGCGAATTGTATTCGCCCAATCATCAAGATTTGGTTCTTTGATGTCTTGGTTCTTTTTGATTAATTTGAAAAGAGTTTTTGCAAGAATTTTATTAGGGTCGTCGTCTGAGTAAACGCGCTTTTTGCGTTTCCCTGACGTAATATCTTTATTGTTATCATTGTTAATCATTGTTTTATCATTGTTGTTTGTGCTTTTCTGTGGCTTTTCAGTGTCACTTGAGTGGCTTTTTTTATTATCTTGATTCTGATAAATGTCATAATTAACAATGGTTATAACCGTCTTTTTACTGTCACTTTTTCTAACTAACATTCCATCTTTTTCCAGCAAGGTTAAAAAGTCAGTAACTTTTGTTCTAGACCATCGCCATCTTTCAGATAGTTGACGTATTGAAGTGATTTTCTGGCCACGTTCAACTTCAACTAATTTGCCATCAAACACAAACTTGTTTTGTTTATGATTGGCATCCATGACTAGGTCTAACCACGCTTCGTATTTAGAAAATACTCGTTTCTCTTGATAAAGCCAGTGATCTCTTATACTGCGGTGGATAGCAACCCAACCTTTGTCTGCCATTTAAATCACCACCTTACAAGTCGTTCATACTTGTAAATCCGGTTATTCGTTGATTCGCCCGGCAATACTCACAAGTTCCACAAGCTTCTGGTTTTTCTTCACCCATTTTTATCCGTTGAATACGATCGATGTTGTCTCTTAAGTCGATTAACTCGAACGACATTTTGTCCTCGTCCAGCGTGATCAACTTCGCTTCGCTTGGTGTCTGCTTAGAAACTGCAGCGATTATAGGAACGAAATCTTTTCCGTATTGTTGTTTGAGTAATTCGCAATAAACAGCCATCTGCAAGACGTACCCAAAATTCTCAATGAAGGTGCAGCGTTGACCGTAAACCTCGTTCCATTTTCTTTCATGAATATCTTTACTTGTTTTGATATCTACGAAATAGTCATCTTCGAGATTTAAGCAATCAATTTTCCCCTTCCACTCGACACCAAATAGTTCCCCAGTTACGATCACTTCTTTTTCACCTTGGTATAAATTCAGAAACGCATCTTCGACAATCAATCGGTCGATCATCTGTTCAGCGATCTTGAAATCTTTCAAAAGTCCATAAGGTTTTCTAGAAGAAAACATCCTGTTTTTATTTTCTTCCTTGAATTTTTCATGAACCGTTAGATCCTCAAAATAAGAATGGACGTAGTTTCCAACTAGTAAGGCGATTGGATCAGATGACGGTTGCCAGTCACCTTTTAGTTTGGCTAAAGCAGCCGCAGGACATTTGAGAAAGTTTTTGTATTGAGATACCGACATGTATTGCCAGTCCGCTTCATTGCCGTAGTAATTATCATCATTGAGCTTGATCTTAGAACGGGTAATCTTCTTCTGGGAGGATTCCTTCATCGTTGGCACCTTCCTCTCTGTCAAAGTTAGGAATGATACCAAGATCTCCTTGAACAGGTTCTGCTTCTTCGGCAGCTTTTTCTAACGATTCCAAATCAACTGGTTGTTCGTCCGCCTCCTGCTCAACAGCGTCTTTCGGTTTCATCAATTCTTCGATTGGTGCTGATTCTTCAACTAGTTCTGCTTGCTTGATGCCCATTTTCTGTTGTAATTTATTTTCGATTGCTTGAACCTTAACCGGTTCTGCAGGTTTAATTTCACGATCATCAAATTCATTTTCAAGTGTATCTTTTGCAGCTTGAACGAATAAATCATTGTCATTGCTCGTGTTGATTAAAGCTTTAGCTGCTCGGTTGATCACCGTACGCTTTGCCATTTCTTCCGGAAATTCTTTTTGAGGTCCAGATCCCTTCATTTTTGACTTAGCCCAACTCTGATCGATTTGCTTCTTGGTCATAACTGTTGTAGTCTCTTTACCATTAGCAAGTTTGATCACTACATAAGCAGCAACAATTTCGTTATCCAGATTTTCAAAACTGGTTTCATGTTTAGTGACTACCATGTTTGGTCCATCCATACCCACTTGAAAATCATCGCCTTTTCGTACGACTACAGGAGTGATGTCAGCACCGCCTGTCACTCGATCAAGAACTGCCATGGTGCCAAAATATGAACGCATAAGCTGTACTTTGTTTCCATACTTGATGAAGTAGCATTGTTTCTTCGCAGGCGATAATCCTTGGATAACCATGTCCAACAAGGCATTGGAAATTGATGTCTTCATTTCTTGGTTGTTAGCAGCTGCTTGAAGCAAGTTGCCAGCAGTGTTATTTGTAAGTTCGAAGAAAGCACTCTTCAATGCATTCTGGGGGCTGTAATTTGGTGGCATTTCTAACCCTTGATCTTTTAACCGATCCAAATTGCCAATTACTTGCTCGTCTAATGAACGTTGCGTTGTTTGAGTTAAATCATTTGCCATTTTTAAATTCCTCCAATATTTATTTTTCTGTAGTTTTCGTTTGCGTAGTCGATAATCTGATCTTCATGAACTAATCCCAAGTCAGTTGTGTAGACGATATCGCCTTTAAAAAGTGGTTCGCCTTTCCAATCCACAGCGATCGGTTTTGGTTCAATTTCAGGCTGTTGACGAGCGCCTAATGAATCGAAATCATTCATGCCGATCACCAGCATATAAGATCATTTTCCGCAATTCGGATTTCAATTCTTCAATTCGTTTTTCACAAGATTCCGCAATCAGATCCCTAATTTGACCTTGAATATCTTTGATTCCTAGATCTTCTCCAATATGAACTCGGTGACATCTATACTTGACATCTTCTTTAAAATAGCCACCGCCCATGAAATGAGTAGAAATGCCTATTTCGATGTCATTCATTAGTTCATTACTGACAGGATGCAACGCAGGTGTTTTTAAACTTATTAGCAAATTCTCCGCCTCAGCAATTTGATCAATAATGTGTTCCATTTTTCTTATTTGTTTTCTTGCTCCTTCTACCGCGTCCGTTGCAATCCCTCCTAAAATTCCCAAAACAATTTGTATCGTCCGTCTTGTTCTATCAGATTGTCCACGCCTTCGTTCTGAAGTTGAGACAAGAACCCTGGCGTTAATCCTTTACTTGCAATCGTGATGCTGGTTCGCCCTTGCTTAGCAGCATTCAAAACATTGTCTATCACTCTCTCTTGAGCATTAATTAACATTGATGTGTATATATCGTCGTTCAATCCTGCAATAGAAATCATTTGAATATTTCTCCCCTCGTGCTACAATGTAGCCAGATATTTTTTCGTATGCGACTCATTGCTTGCTGGCGGAGTCGCTTTTTACCGTAATTTTCCGATCCTTCCTCAACCTTCTCTTATAAGCAATATCGTCATACTTGATCAGCCACCACATAACAGACATTGGCAATGCGTAGACTGCCCAATCGGGTAACTGTTGGCGATTGCCGACCCAAACGCCCAAGAAAAATATAGTGATGATGAATGCTGATCTTCGTAAACCTTTCATAAAATCACCTCAATTCTATTTGCCGATTAAGCCGATTCTGATAAATCAACTCTTGATAACTCCTCAATTCCCTAATCGATAAATCTCGTTGTGTCTCGGTCAGGGGGACTTTCCGATCGTTAAGTTGATCGTGTAAGGTTCTCATCTTTTCTTTGATGAGACCATGGATCATAAGTTCTTGCTGCAAGTTGTAGTTCATGCTGTAACACCACCAAGCACCTCGTGTGGAGATAATTTATTGGTTAGATACTTGTTAGTATCTTTCCACTTTAAAAACCATAAGAACGTTTGGTAATGAATAAACGTGGTTGAAGGTCCCGGGCGAAGCAAGCCTTCTGCGAATTCAGGAATTTCGTCCATCTCCTTGCAATATTGCAGCAAAGCCGATTTTGACATTCCATGAAATTTTTCTAGGATAAGCCCTTGCCGATACCAATCATCTGGATTTACTTCTTTTTCAGCAGATATGATTAATTCTTTTAAAGTAGGCTTTTTCAATTCGATCCCTCCTATCTGATTCGATAATCGGCAATAATTCTGAGAATCAATTGATTGCCTTTAACGTTTTCTAGTTTTCCAGTCAAATAAGAGTGCATATCTTGTCTTTTTACTCCATATGCGACAGCTAGATCGGCCATAGAAATATTATTTTCTTCAATGTATTCCAAGACTTTCTGCCTTCCAGTTGCTATACTCGGCATATAATTACCTCCCTTTTTTAAACGTTTAGTAAGATAATCGGCAAGAAATTTACAATAACCTATTGACATTTCTATAGAAAACTATAAAATGAAAACATAGTTAAATAAGCTTACAAAAACCCTTTTATTTCGATTACGTCGCCAAACGTTGGAATTATTAGGTTAGATTTCTGTATCTTTTTTTCTTGCCATTTATCTTACGAGGTTTATATTATAGCAAACTATAGAATATGTCAACGATTTTCTATAGAAAACTATAATTTTATTCCTCAAACAAAGGAGACCCATTGATATGACTGTGTTTGACAGAATTAAATTTCTTGCTGATAAAAGAGGTGTAAGTGTTTCAAAGGTTGCTACTGATCTTGGATTTAGCGAAAATCTTTTTTACCAATGGAAAACTGCTAGTCCTAAATCGGATAGATTAGAAGCCGTTGCGGATTATTTTAATGTTAGTGTGGACTATCTTTTAGGGCGTGAAGAGAAAAACTCTCTTGCTGAAAAATATGGAGTCTTCGCATTTGATGGAGAACCTGTAACAGACGAGGAAATAGAATTCTTAAAGTCTGTTTTAGCTGCTAAAAGGGCTACTGAAAAAAAGTAAAGTGATGTGATGTTTGTGTATGAGGTCAATCAGTACTTACTAAATCTAGTAAATGATATGGGATTAGAATTGCACTTTGTAGATATGAATCGAAGCGGAATTTATTTTGCGGATGAAAAGGTGATTTTTTTAAGCAATAAGCTTCTTGAGAAAAATTCAGACTTTGAAGTAACCCATGAGTTAGCACATTGTATAAAGAAGCATGAGGAACTTAAAGCTTATTACCATGCAACAGATTATAGCAGGCGTAAATTAGAGTTTGAAGCAAATCGGATTGCTATAGAAATACTTTTATTTATTTGGTCAAATGAATATGATTTAGAGAGAGAGCAACTAAATGCAGTAAAGTTCATGGAATATTACAACATACCATGGAATCTTGAAAGTTGCGTTCGAGAAAGCATGCTAAACTATGGATAAAAAAATACCCCTACCGAAGTTCGAGCTTCGATAAGGGACACTCATTTCTGAGAGATTACAAAATTATTATATCAAAGAAATGAGGAAAAGAAATGAAAAAAGTAGTATATGGGTTGCTATTTGTTACTTTAGTGCTTTCAGGCTGTGGCGGTCAAGGTGGCGACGGTGGTGATGCTGAAGAATCTAGTTCTTCGTCCACGATTGCTGTATCATCTAGCAAAGAAGAAGTAATTGAGTTTAGTGTATATCAACCTCAACATCATTTGGAAAACAATAATTTTAATTTGTCTGGAAAAGCTGATCCAGAAAGTAAAATCACTGTAAATCAAGGCAATGAATTAGTAAAAGAAATAGAACCAACAGCCTCTGGTTCATTTAGCATGACAGCTCCACTTCCAGAAACGGAAGATACCACATACGAAGTTTCAAATGGAAAAGAAACGAAAACAGTGATTGTAAAGTCAAAGGCGACCTTAGAGAAAGTTGCTGCCGAGGCCGAAGCAACTAGAAAGAAACAACAGCAAGAGAAAGAAGAAGCTGATAAAAAAGCAGCTGAAGAAGCCGCCGCAAAAGAGCAAGCGGAAAAAGAAGCTGCTGAAAAAAAGAAGCAAGAAGCTGAGGAAGCCGCACGCAAGGCTGCCGAAGAAGAAAAAGCAAGTTACGACACTGGCATCACTTATGAAAACTTAGCAAGGAATCCTGATACTTACTTGGCTGAAAAAGTTAAATTTTCTGGTCGAATCATTCAAGTACTTAAAGGTGAAGATCATTCTCAATTCCGATTCGCCGTTAACGATGATTATAATCAAGTACTATTTATTGAGATTTCTGAAGATCAATTATCAAATAATCGCCTGTTAGAAGATGATTACATCACTATTAGAGGTACCTCTTATGGGGAATACACTTATACTTCTGCTTTGGGTGGAGAAATAACCGTTCCCGGAGTAGTAGTTGATTCATTTGAATTAAATTAAACAAAAAAAACACGCTCATCACTTTGGCTGGCGAGAGCGTGCAAACAGAAAATAACCAATAGGTTACGCCTATTGTATCAGAAATTAGGGGTTGTTTAAAGTGTGGATTGAGAAACTAGCGGATGGGAAATTCAAGTATGTAGAAAGATATAAAGATCCGTATTCTGAGAAGACAAAAAAGAAGAGTGTTATACTAACAAGCGATTCTGCTCAAGCCTCTAACAAGGCACGTAAGCTATTAGAGATAAAGATTAACGAAGCTATTAATGAGAAGAAAAAAGAGCGGATCATGTTTCATGATGCGATTGACCAATGGTACGAAGGGCATAAAAAGCCGCTTAGGAATAGTTCTAAAATGGCATATAATGCAACAATAAAATCAGTTAAGGGAATGATTAGTGCGGATGTATGGGCAGATAACATTGACGCCCCCCTTTTGCAAAATGCGTTTAACAAACTTGATTACTCGGATGAATACCTAAGTACAATTAAATCTATATTCAACATGGTGTTTGAATACGCTCGTAGAATGGGCTACGTGGATTTTAATCCAATGGCTGATGTTATTATCAAGAAGAGACCAAAAACTCGTGAGGACTTCAAGAAGCTCGAAAACAAATACTTAGAACGTGAAGAAGCTGAGAAATTAATCGAAGAACTTTATCGTAGACCATCAACTTATCGTTTGGCTAGACTGGCAGAATTTATGTTCTTAACTGGTATGCGTGTTGGTGAAGCTACGGCAATGCAGCCAAATGATTTTGACTTAGTTAATCGTCAGGCTCATGTAAATGGATCAATAGACCGAACTGAAGGCTATCGCAAAGGTATTAAAGGCCCCGTTAAAACAAACGCATCATATAGAACGATCGATATCACAAAAAGGACAATTGATCTCGTTCAACGAACCATTGATGAAGTGAGTTTGGACGCTATTGAGAATCCTAAATTCGAAAAATTGAACTATTTGTTTGTAACCAAGAATGGCGTTCCTGTTCAAATTAATTCTTTCAACCTAGGCTTAAAAAAAGCTGGAGCAAGAGTTGGACTTGAGCATAAGAATTTATCCTCACATATTTTTCGCCACACTCATATTTCCTGGCTTGCCGAAAAAGGCTATCCTTTAAAAGCAATCATGGATCGAGTTGGTCATGAGGATTCCAAGATTACAAATCAAATTTACACACACGTCACCAAAAATATGCGTGCTAATATACTGGAAGATTTGGAAAAGGACGGACTTTAAACTTCGATTTATTGCCCCTTTTCTGCCCCTTCATGCTATATGTATAAGACAAAACCCGTTAGAGCCTTAGAGCCCCAACGGGTTTTTAATGAAGTTATCTCACTGCGTCTTTTAATTAAATCATTTTCCTACTACTATACACTGGTGCTTTTCCGCATTAAATAAGGCGGATTTAGCATCGCATACTGTTAAAAATATTTGACTGGTATGGACTAGTGGACAGTTTATGCCCCTTTTTTGCCCCTTTAAATAGCATAAACATCTAAATAATTAATCTAGTGTTCGCTTTACAACGAGAACGTTCGTTCGTATAATTTCGTTAAGGAGTGATTGATATGCAAATACCATTAGCGAACCAACGGACGTATGCTTTTGAACGTTACTACTACGAGTTTATCGAAAGAATGGGACCAGCTCATCTATTATACGATCAATTCGCTAAAACAATGGATAATTTCGGGAAACCCTACTTTACGGTACCCTGCAGCTACAGTGGATATCTGGAAGAGCTAGCGTTTGTATTCAAGGTAGAGGGCGAAAGTTATTTGTTTGATCATGTCAGAACTCAAGATGAGATACTTAGGAAGTACGATCCTAATGAAAAATATAGACCTGGCGGTAACTGATATGAATCTTATTACTCAATACGAACAGGGCTACCTATCTCTCTTTGGGTTTATAAATGAATTTCCGGACAGTGTTTCTGAGTCACAGGAAGCTTTATTCGGTGCAAAATGTGTCGAGTTTTATGTTGCTGTCACTTTAGGCAAAACGGATTGCTGCTATTATGTACAACACTATGGAGGCGATTGCTATGAAATCGATGAAAGGCTATGTATCGAAGATACGTGTGTTGAAGATGAGCAAGACCCCTTTAGTGCGGTTCTCGCTTGACGAAGTTAACTGCTTGATTGCTGCACACAGTTTGAACTTCTTGGCAGATGTGGATGAAGGAATGCAGATTGTGGTTGCTGGTGAGTATAATAGTAGGAAACAATTTGTTATTAAGAAGTATTCGGTGATTGGCAAGACGAAGATTATGATTGAATTTGAAAATATCAATGTTCGATAAGCGTATTACTTTTCCTATTCAGTAAATTACTATATGATGATTATTATGATGACGGAACATAGTTCCACTTGCACGGCATATGAGAATATGCTGTGCTTTTTTTGTAAAAAAATAACCACTCCCGGGGAGGAGTGGCACAATTAGATGAAAAAGTTTTTTATAAGGTAAGTTAATTATATTAGCTATTTCCAAATCGTTCAAACCAATTGCTCAAAAATAACCCACCCTCAAGGAGAGTGGGCCTGAAAAAAGATATAAAATGAAATAGCCCCGGTCAAGGCTATGACTCCATTCTACAAGAACATAGTTTTTATTTCAACAAAAAATCCACCCTATTCTGCCTAGAGTGGACCCAAAGAAGAGTAAACAAATGAAAAATTGGATTGGTTGGTATGAGTCTACATTACAACTTTTATTAATTAAACTCAACAAATTTATGACGATTTTCTAATCAATAATATCTATTACATTGAAATAATGATAAAATAAAAATCGAAGAGTATTAGGCGCACTTCCCCAAGTTTTCACCGCCTAACTACTCTTCATAAAGTATTGCACGCACCTACTAATGTATAATATAAACTTATTTACTGCAAGTAAAACGAATATAAGAAAAAAAGCCCCCTACTCTAATTGAGTAAGGAGTTTCTCTTTTGTGTCATGAATTTACAATCACAATATGCTGAAAAACATAAAAGTATTTTAGACGATATTCTAAACAATAATATCTATTAAAATGAAATAATGATAAAATAAACAAGAAGAGTATTAGGCGCACTTCCCCAAGCATTACCGCCAAATACTCTTCGTAGATTGTTGCACTTACTAATGTATAGTATGAACCTAATTATTTCAAGATAATTGCACCCTAAATGGCTTCCCTGCTCTTAAATGAGTAAGGAGCTTTTGTTATAACATAAAATTGTCAATCCGTCTTATACAAACATTAGTTCCTCTTGTTTTCCGTTTAATTTAATAAGTATAATGTAAGTAAATTTTTAAAAAGGAGTTTTTAAAATGTACGGCAATATGATTTTAGCTCAAAATGTAAACGCTGATCAAAATGGAAATGGTTTTTTCATTAATAATCCTACAAATAGCTTTTCTGTATTAAGTACTCCTACACTTCACAATTTAGCGTTGCTATTTAATATTTCTGGGATCGACCCTAAGCAAAGCCACAATTTGAAGTTAGTTCTAAGGAGTGAATCAATAGAAAGAATAGTTTTAAATGAAAATATTCCGGTACAAATTAATAATTTTAATTCTCAAGACGATGATCCCAATACAGTTTTTTCCATGAATGCAAACATTGTATTAAATTCACTTCAAATTGACCACTTAGGAAGATTTGATCTGATTTTGTATGTAGATGATAATGAAATCTGCTCATCACCATTGGTATTCACTCAAGCAAAAGCTTTACAATAGGTGGATTCAATGACTGATTGTAAAAAAGAAGAGAGTACTAAAGTTGTAAGTGATAGCTCTAAAATAATCAATCCTAAAATACTTGTAACGCCACCTGCTAAAATCGAAACTGTTAAAATAAACTTTAATAGTAAACCTACAATTGACCATTTTAAATTTGAAACTATCAACCCTTTAGGGCATAGAGTCGTTTTGAAAGAAAGTACTTGGACGGAACATGTAATTAATGACCATCCAGATAGATCTTTTTACAATGATGAATTCAATTTTGGACAAATATTAAGCGTTATAACTACTCCCACTATAATAGTTGAAGATAAAGACTTTTCCGAAGAAAATGTTAGGATTAATTATTTCGGAAGTGCGATGATTAAAAATAATGGGCAATTTAAAATGAAAAGTGTTAAAATAGTAACAGAGGTATATGAATCAGAAATTTCCTTTAATATTAAAGACGGTTCAACTTGGAATTACCAAGAAATGGTTACTTGTTTCGTCCAAAGTACAATGAATGAGGATTTAAACGATAGGGGGGTGCATTATGTACAAAATTCTTTATAAAGATTTTATTGCTGATGCATCACTTTCGGTAAATTATAATGTTGACTATGATTATCTTACGTTTTACAACAAATCGATTGGGGAAATTGACTATATTCAATCTACAGATCATATTTATCTGATAGTAGACTTAGATAACTCTTCAATTGTTGGAGCCAAGATCATGGGCTTGATGAATTACTTCTCGTTAGAAGAACTAAATGAATTAGAATATCCCTTTGTGGCTGACTCTATAAAAAAAATATATCATAGGATAGCAAAAACCCCCTACTCAAACGAGTAAGGGGTTTTTGTTTACCATGAAAGTTTATTATTGTTCAACGCTTGCTGCAATGCCTTGACTGCATTGGATACCGGACTGATGATGCCGTCTTGTGTCGTACCCAATCGTTTCTGCAAAGCCTTAATAGTCGCTTGACCCATTAGACCATCTTGGGTTATTCCTAAGAATTTTTGCAACGCCACAACCACATTCGATCCGATCAAAGAATTATCGAATTCCGCAGCATGAATATTTTGATTGAATTTTTGCTTGTATTGGTGGCTTATAATGCCATCTTTGCCAGCAGTATCAAAGTACTCTTGTAGACGACGAGCAGTAGCGTTACCGAATTGCCCGTCGATCGCTAATTGAATCATTTGTGGCTTATTATCGGTTGGTTTCACAGTGCCAGTAGTGACGATTCGATAAAAATGATGTGTTAGACGAGTACTCATGTATGAATCGTGGCTATCCGTATGAATTCCGTTCCAATAATATGAACAGTGAATGAAACTCTTGTTGCTTAGGAAAATACCTGTATGCCCCCCTGATCCATTAGACTGACCAGGAGTACCAGCAACAAAGATGTCTCCACGTTTCACTTCTGATCGGCTGATTTTTTTCAGTTTAGTACCTGACATTGCAAACAATGTTTCAGTGTTCCCCATTGATCCAACACGCAAGAATCCCCCCGCAATCATGGCCAAGAACACAGCAGACGAACAGTCGTAACTTTTAGGACCTAACCGCCGCTCCATAGAATAAGTCACTTTACCTTCACGGTCAGTCATCCATTTAATCATATTTTCGATACTCATAATTATTTCCTCCTTTTGACAATATTTTTTTGCTATAATCTCCTTATCAGCAAATGGTCTGCTGAAATAACTGATAAGGAGGTTTTAAAGTGAGATACACAGCTGCAATAACAAAAGAACAAGGCGTTACCTTCACTGTAGTTCTAATGAAAGGCGGCGTCATAAATTCAAGCAGACGAGAATTAGTAAGATCGAGCCTGCCTGCTAATTTTCCAAGACCCATCATTTTAGCCGAACAAAAACCTAATGGCCGTATGCAGTATCACGGAAGATCGGATATTGTAAGTTTCCTTTCTAAGATTCCTTTCCAGTCTCTTCCTTGGAAGGAGTATAGTTAATTGATTCAGGCTTAGGATTTTCGATATCACCTTTCGGGATGTCATCTGGCCATTCACCACTAGCATAAGACTCGCTGTTCAAATGATTCTCGTTAGTTGTTTGAGCAGCGTTTTTTTCTGTAAACTCCTGCCCATCACCATAGTCTGGTTTCTGGTCATCTTGATACTGGCTGCTAGCGATATTCAAGAACACACCAGCTAAAGTTGCAGTAGCCGTGATCGTTCCAACAATGATTTCTGTTGAGAAGCCATATAAACCACCTAGAGTTACGATGAACGCCGTGATACCTGGCACCCCAACGGTTAAAACTTTTTTTGCTAAATCGTACTGTTTATTTGTTAACTTCATGATATTTCCTCCTAATGTTCATCAATTTCTTTTTGTTGTAAAATCCCTTCATCACGTACACTTAAATTAGATACCTTGGCACGCAATGTGTCGCCTGTTCCATTTCCACCGAGATTCTTATATGCTTCAAACAGATAATCAAAGTTGTTCAGCTCCCCAACGGTGACGTACCCACGCTTGATGTACTCATCTGCTTTATTCCATATTTGATTGTGAAGTGATGCCTTCTCGGCTTTAACGATTTTCTGGCTTCTGACTTCAGCCATCGCCTGATAATCCTCTACATTTTTTAGGCGTTTGTCTTGTTCCGTATTTGCCGTTTCTAAGGCGGTGATTGTTTGTTCCCTAAGATCGTTCTCAGCCCTTTTGGCTTTAACTAACTTAGTGACCCATGTTCCCACCCTCCACAGAGTAGCCAATAAACCACTTCCAAAAGCGGCTGCCCAAAAACTATTGATTTCCAAAAACTCTTTCATTTTAATTTCCCCCAACTGAACATATGCCACCTGCTTTCTACTAAAATAAAAGAGCAACCTATTCTGGCTGCTCTTTCGTCAACATATTAACAATCTTATTTTCTGCAACTACTAAAACTTCACTTAAATCAAGTGTATCTGCTGAAATAATTAATTGTCCCGTAATTGATTCGTTATTCTTATTTTGACTATCAACTGAAACATAATACTTAGTAATCTTCCCGTCTTGATCATACTCGGGTGTAATGCTTGTCCATCGCATGAATATTCCTCCGTTTCTATGGTATGTCGTATGTTAAAGCAGATATATCAACGTATTGAGAATTTCCAACAACCTTGATTTGGATAGAATTCCCGATACTTGGCTGCGCTGTCCCCAACATACCTACACGAACTGTTTGCAATTCTGTTGCGTCTCCTGCAGCTAGCTTAAATGTGTTTCCGGTCGGCCTGATAGAAGCTGGAACGGTGCCTATCCCAAAAGGATAGGTTGTCCCTGTCATAGCACCACTTGTTCGCTCAACCTGCCCTCTGAAGGTAATTGTTCTCTTTCCCTTCATGTTATATGAGATCTGATACTGGCAGGGATTATTTTCAGAAGTCCTGAAACCAGCTGCATATGACAAATTAATCCAAGGTGTATCAGTTAGTTGCCTAGCATGTATCATTCCAGAAAAACCATTTTCTCTGTCATTTAGAGTCAAGGTATCAAAAGAAAGTGACGCAGATGCGATCAACTCATTTTGATCTCCTGCAGCTGACCCGCTATACCTAGCCATCGACACGAACTGGTGACTAAATATAGTCTCGTATGATTGGGTTATTGCCCCTTGAGAGTTCTTAATTACTCCTGAATTGTAAAGCTCAGCAGAACCAATTCTCTGAGTACCTTGTGCAAAGGTCCCATCATTATAGGATCTCGTGTAAGGGTTGATAAACTCTGAACCGTTTATTGTAACACCATTGATAGTACCTGCTGTAATAGTTCCTAGGTTTGCAGTGATGGCAGATAAGGTCGTAGCAACTATATTATCTGCTGTAAAAATATATAGATTAAACTTGCTGCCATTCCATTGATAAGTCGCACCGATAATGTACCCACTAGCTCCGGTATTTTGCCAAAGCATACCAACATAAGGATTAGTTGGTACTGTTGATTGACTGATGATGCCAGTCGGGTCACCTTTTTCACCTTGTTTTGCAACAGTGTATGAAGTGTTTGTTGTATTATCTGTGAAAGTTAACACTGTCCTTGTCCATAAAAAGTTTCCAGCAGCAACCGTAGGAATTGATGTGGCCCACCCACTACTAGGCGCTGTTGTCCCACTATTAGAACTAGCAAAATTGATGGTTGTACTTTTAATCCCATTACCTGTTGCTCCTGTCGATCCAGTAGAACCTGTTTCCCCTTTTGCTCCCATCTTCCCTACAGAATATGCAGTTGAATTTGTATTGTCAGAGTAAGTAAGAACAATTTTTGTCCAAAGGTACTGATTCTCGGAAACACTAGGTATTGAAGTACTCCATGTTCCTGTGGGCGGTGTTGTGCCAGATGTACCAGCCTGATAGGTAGTAGCGCTGGACACGATTCCTTTACCATCAGTTCCGTTTGTTCCGGCTGGACCTGTGGCTCCTTGCTTGTTCTTCACGACAATCATTATCTTTTGAATCGACACAGATTTGTATACCGCTTGATATGTTGACGTTCCAACATCAGCTGACAAAGCAGTAACTGTATAACGACCTGCTGAATTGATTGTGCTAGTAATCCCAGTTTCAGAAACCTTCGAATACGTCACGCCAGATGAAACTTTAGTTTGACCCTCGTAGATAATAAAATCTCCAAGAGCTTTCGTGAAGTCAGTTACTGTGCCAGATGCATTAGCAGGTACTATAATGGAATCATTTGAAAGATACCCACTGATTACTTCTTTTGCATCTTGTCCGTTCGCACCGTCTTCTCCATCCTTACCATCTTGACCTGACTCACCTAAAATTCTTTGCCAAGTATATTTGCTGGGATCTTCGCTTCCTGTTGGTTCATAATCAGTGTAAGTCCCTGCATACGTAGGATAGGCGTTGGTAAAGTCTTCGCTTGGCGCTGGTGTGTAAATTCCGGATGGTGCTGCTGAAAATTTTATATTGTATAGTATGACTTCATCACCTACGGTAGAGATAGAACCCTTGGTACTCACCGGGTCGAAAGATATATAATGCTCCGTTGACGCGCCGGGAGTCATATCTATTGTAGCTGTACCCTTACCCTCAAAATATTGACTAGTTCCTCCGGGTACTAAATAAAAGTTAATTAGGCGAACACGTAGAAAGTTACCTGATTTTATATCATAATCAAATGTAAGTTGGCGTGGTGTATTCCCTAAAACGGCGCCAGATACTGCTGCTATAGGTCTGTAATATGGGTCTGGGACTTCTGTGGTAACCATTTTAAGGCCACCATCATCTGTAAGGCTCAAACTTATACGTCTGTTAGAACGGCCATCTTCTGATGTACTATCCTTGTGTACTGGTACTTGAATACCTTGCAATGTTTTGTGAATAAACTCATTTTCGTTCGGATAAGTTGTCGTAAACCTATCCTTACCATCAGCGCTCCAAGCATAAGCCGGGTGCGTGTATGACGGTTTACCATCGTCAACATTCGTTATAGTGATTTCGCCACGTGAAACTGTAGCCATCTAATCACCCTCTTCTTTAATTTCCTCAAAGGATTCGATATACGTATCCATGCCATACTTAGTCCACAAATATTCAATTGGATTTCCATCTGTGCTAAATTCAATCTTTGTCCGTTCAGTATTCAAAATGATATAAGCAGTGTAGTTCGTCATTTGTTTTCTACCTCCACTTTAAATGTTGTTGTATTATCTACATCAGCACTTCCAACTGACAACGATTTTCCAGTTTTATATGGATTACTAGTGCCGCCGAAGTTTGGTACCAGTGCGTTATTTTGCCATTTAGACCATTTATAGGTATAACCTGTACCGCCCGAATCGATTTCATCCCCATTTTGATACAATCGTGCTGTCAAAGTGGTAGAACCTACACCATTCTTTAGGATATTCCCACCGGTGGACTCGATAATCACCATGATCGGGTCATCCATATCCATCAAAGTTGCATACTGCTTCATCTTAGTTCCAGAAGTTCCACCAGCGTTATCTGTGACAACACACAAGAATGTTTGCCCATTTGTTACCGCATCTGGATAGACCGTCAGTACCCCTTGAGTCGTGACTGCAACATCAAATCCCGAACTTGCTACTGCACCCGATGTTCCGGTTGTCGCTGTAATTTTTCGCCAACCAACTCCAGCATCAGAATCTTGAGATGTTGTAACGCTTGAATCTGCTGCGAACCATTTATATTTTCGAGATCCACTGCTTAAATCACCATCTTTATAAACATCAGCCGTAAGTTTCAAACTTGCTGGAGTGCTGTTACGGAAGTAATCACCGTTGGGCGCACTCAAAACCGCTACCACTGCAGCTTTAGCTAACTGGATAAGATTGATATCGATCGTCGCTTGGAAAGTAATTGGCAGCGAAGTATCTGGGTCTGTGTATGTTCCTTCGACTGTCCAACGTACGGCATTATTTGTTGTTGGAACGTTTACTTTTGTTGTTAACACACTGTTTGATGTGCCGCTCTTATACTCACTATCAGTATTTGTTGTAGAAGTTATTTCGGTAGTTGTTGCTCCTACTGTCTTTTTCCATTTAACGTCTGATACAGCAGAACCAATCAAACTTCCTGTACTCCCTGCTTTTGTTAAGTTAAGCGTTAAAACTTGTGCAGATGATCCGAAATTGGGTGAATATGTGTTAGTCGTATTATTGTATGTCTGGGTTGTTGTTTGACTTGCTGAGATCCACGCATTTAGTGCAGGCGCATCATATAAATCAATAATTGTAATTTGACCACTTGAAATTGTTGCCATTATTTCATCTCCTTTATATTTCGACGATATCACAGCTAAAGGTTGCACGCTTATTGACATCGTCTGTTCCAATCGTTACGCTTTTTACACCACCAGCGTGTAGTGCATTCCATGCTTCATCTGGTGTTCCATCGCCATTTGTTTTTTTCCATTTAAATTGATTCGCATCTAATAAATCAGTAACGTCCTCATCACCTTTAAAAACAACTGCTTGAATGGCAGTTGACACCACCCCATTTTTAAAAAGAAGACCGTTGGAAGATATGAGGACAACGTTATATGGACTCTTTCCTGGTTCTCCTTGTTGCCCATCGTCACCTTTTGACAGACTCCATGTGTAAACACTTGGATCACTCGGTTGCTGATTCACTAAACTAACCGTTAAACCAGTATATTTCTTCCCTTGAGGATTCAGACTAAAACCAGTCCCTTTATCATCATCTGCATAAGCATAGAAAATGAAGTTGCTTACTCCATCTTTTCCTTTAAGCTTGTCTGCCATCGCTTGAATTTGTTCAGCGATTCCACTATCACGAATCAGATAATCTCCTAAAGTAATTTCAAAAGTGTCGTTACTCCTACTACGATCCGTTTTAAGAATACGTCCTTCTAGGTAAAGTTCATCTTTATCGTTGACGATCGAAACATAATCACCAGCTTTTAAGGTACGTGGAGCATCAATAACATCGACCTCGTAATTTACCTCTGGATAACCTGTCTTCTTTAACTGAAGAATGGTTTCGTTGGCCAAAGCATTCTGTGTTGTTGCTTCGCTGTTATAGATACCTGTGTAGTATCCCTCATCTTCGCCTTGTTCGTAGGGATTAAGATAGCGACTGTACTTAGCATTTGATTCGGTATCTTTCAAAATATTTCCACTCAGAACAAATCTTGCTTTGCCAGTTTCAGGATTAATTTCTTTTTGTGCGGTGGTCAGAGAGTAGCCGTTTAAAGTTATTGGATTTTCTTTTCCCTCAGGTGTCGCACCGTAACATCGATAAGCGTTAAACATGTTTGCTCGACTGCGCTTCATCCGGATATTTTTCACTTCACGATTCATCCGAAGCTCAATACCTGTATCATTTCCTCGTTTCTTTAGGATATCAATATACTTGTGTTTTAACTCAAGTGTGTTTTCATCAATATCAAAGCGAAATTGTAATTCTGCGTTGTCAAATTGCGTAAAAATAGACTGCAGTCGATTTAACCCAGTCGCTTCTCCATCCCACTCCAATGTTCGAGTCAGATTAGGAATCTCATTAATTCCGATTTCAAATCCCGAATCTGCTGCTGCTCGTTCGATATAATAAACGATCGGTTTAGCACTACCCGGCGATCCCCACGCTGGGAGCATCTCATTAATAAGATCCATACCCGCATCTTCACCGTAAAAGTAGTGGAACATTGCTTCTTCATCTGATTCATCATCAATGACAGACCATAGTCTTCCATGGCCTTCCTGATCAGTAGTGACAAAATACGTTGCTTCCTGACCATATGCTCGCACAATATTTCGATTTTCTTCGTCAAATCCCACATAGACTTCAAAAGTCGAAGTGCCAGTTTCGACATCTTCGACTTCGTGATCATCATAGTAAGTAACGCCTTTAGGCAGTTTTGCTGAGGCTTTTCCAAGAGGGTTCCAGAAACGATCGAAAAAAAAGATAATCATAAGTAAGCCTCCTGATTGTAAAGTTTAAAACTTGGCGCTTGTGCCCAAGAGGAATAAATACACTCGATTTGATTGATCCCAGGTTCTAAAAAGAATTCTTCCCAGTCATTCCCTAAACTGCCCAAGCCTTTTTGCTCGATTCCGTTTAGTGTGACAATTCCCGTACTACAATCTGCTCGCAGAACATCAGCTTCCCCAAAAAGATTCTTCACATCTCGAACCTTCTCAACTTTATCTTTTCGAAATGTGGAATGAGTGAGTTTCATATGTGATAGCGGTGTGCCATTTACAGGAACTCCCATATAGTAAACAACATCGGTCACTTCAATGTCTTTCAATTCATCTAATCGAATGGAATGGATAAAGCCGCCGTTGGCGACTCCCCCAACATGGAATCTCAACAAGTTCCCTTCTTTTACAATGGAAAACTCTCTGCCTTTCTTTGTATAGAAATTCCATGCAGTCGGTTGAAAGGACCATTCTTTCCAATTACCTTTTACATTGATTCGAATCTTCGCATTATTATTTGAAGAAGAAAGTTTGTAAAATACGACTGAGCAGATCGCTTTTCCTGAAGCATCACGCAGTTCCACAATGTAGATACCTGTTTGCCGAATATTTCCAGTTTCAAACCACACGCCATGACGAGACTCAAAATCTTTTGCCCCGACATGTCCTTGTGAATCAGGCGACACCTTACGACCATACGTGATCCCTTTGAAGCCTTGTGTGCCAGTTCCGTAAGAATCCGGCGTTACAAATCCGTAGCCGCCATCTGATCCAAACTTTCTAGTACCGTTAGCATTTAGTTTTTCCGTTCCATTCCACAAACCGTCAAACTGGTATTCATTTGTTTTCCATCCCCTACTTGCTTCAGCAGAAGCAATCATGACCGTATCCCAAATGACACGATCTGATTCAGTGTAACCAACTCCATCAGCTTCATCGGGATTACCAAATTGCAAGATTTTACCTCTATTGTTGATAAAAGCAACCACGCCATTGTCTCCTGGCATCGTTGCTTCTAAGATTGGATATGATTTGTATGTCCCTTTATTATTGACGGTGAATGTATCTGATTGAGTGGTATAGATATCAGTCTTTGTAGCATGTGCGATTCCTTCTGGCACATAAAACGAAAGACTAATCCTCACTTGATTCTTATCATCCATTTCTCTGACAAACGATGATGAGCCATCAATAATAGCATTCCAATAACGATCTTTAAAAATTGAAATTTGCAACTGTTGGGGTGTTTCCTGATTAAGAATCACGGCTAGAGCATCACGATCAGCAATATAATCTTCGGAAGCCATCAGGAAGCTAAGAGGGATAGATTTCCCTTGATTTCGTTTGTACTTAAATTTTTTACCATCATTTTTGGTTTGTTCCTCATAGACATTCTCAACGTCCGGAAGTATGCCCCAATCAGGAGATTCATCTAAGTCCATTTTTTCTGTTAAATTTGATCCACTATAGATTATAGTTACATCTGATATCAACCTCTTATCCCCCTTCCTCTGCTTTGTGTTCGTTCTCTTCGATTAGACTCCTCTATAATCACATCGCCTAAAACTCTACGATTCAGTTCAAATTTCACGTTTCGGAGATCCTTTCCAAAGGAAGACATTATGGCAATCAATTGATCAAGTTTGTCCGAATAGTCTTGCGTATTAACAATCGTAGTTGATGTTGGCTCTACAGATGGACTCATACTTCTCAAGTTCCGAACCAATGAGGAATCTTCCGGAATACCCACACCGTCAGCATACTTTGGAATGCCCAAGCGCCGCATGATCGATTTGGTGATACTAGCTCGAGCAACCTTCGTTCCTGCAGGAGCATTGGGAATATACACATTTCGACCTTGAGGTATAAATGGAGCCTGACCAGGAAACTGAACCAACTCTTTGTATAATGGTCCTGATTGATCATTTACGATCATATCTCCACCCGGGTGGTAATTTGTTCCTTTGGCATTTGGAATAGCTGTCTGTCCTGTTCTTCTCCCACGATACTCAACATCAATTACCACATTTTTGCTATAAACTTCAGCGATAGCATTTCTCGCTCTTTCTACCTCTCCGTAATCAGCAGTTGCATGAAGATGTTTCGCACCGACTTTGGTCTCGTTGTAAATATTGAGTTTGGTATTTGCTGCCCCTATATTTGTAACGGCGTTAGTGTTATTAGCGAGAAGTGTCTTGAAATCTTCATCAAGTTTATTGTAATCACTTAATGCCCTAGTAGTTTGTTCTACAGTTAATTTTGCTGGGTCATTAGCTAGCAATGTTTTTAATTCAGGAGAAAGTGAATTCCAGTCTAAAAGTTTACCTTGAGCATTCATCGTCTTCCAAATAGCATCCGCATTATCAACGCCTAATGTTTTTCTATCGGCATTATATGCGTTCCACAAGCCCATTTCTTCTATAGTGTCGTATAAATCGACTTGAGCCTGATCACCATCAACTAGCAATAACTTCTCAGTCAAATACAAATTGTTCCACTTGCCTGATTCGCCCATTGCAATGGCGATTTCTTCTTTTGCGTTTGTAGAAATATCAGCATTCTTAGCAATGAATTTGAGCTGTTGCCACCCTTCATCTGTTGAAGCCATTTCTTTCAAGACATCAGCCATGTTGGTTCTGACTTCGCCAGTTTTAGGATCAAGCGCCATCTGATTCCACTGGATATCAGCTTCCTCAGTCCCTTTAGCTAACATATCAAGATTTTTGGTAGTGTCATCTACGCTTGAATTGACAAGTTCGGCTACTTCATCGACTGTCCATCCATACTGTTCCCAAACGGCAGACATTTGCTCTAAACTATAGCCTTGTTCCAAACGAAGCTTGGCCAATCCGAGAATCATAGACTCAGAACTATTTCTATGTTCCTTATCCAATTGGCTGAGTAATTCTGTTTGTCGCTGCACATTATTTTTTGTTCCTTCAATAATGGCTTCTCTTTCTTTTTCATACTTCGCTTGCTCTTCATTTAGAGCCTTGCCTACACTGTTTGCACGATCCTCCAGTTGTTTATCGGTGAGTTTAGATAGGGTGTCTTGATACGCAGACTCAATAGCAATTCTCTGCTCAGCGTTAAGCCCTGCTAATTCCAATTGTTTATCAGATAGCTGATTGTAATTGGCTTCGATATATGATCTTTCTTGATCAGATAATTCACGATTATTTTTACTTGCCTCTGATAAAATTTTATTAATACGGTCGACTCTTTTTTTAGCCTGCTCAGCAAGTTGTTCTCCATATTTTTTATCATTTTCAGCTTGTTGTTCCAAACTGTTTCGAATGCTCTCGTTCTCAACTTTTTCGGCATTTTTTTTATTCCGCTCATATTCTTTCTCAATAGTCGCTTGAATAGAATCAACGATCGCATTATTTGCTTCAATAGCCTTGTCAGCTGATACTTTAACGCCATCTGCATATTCATTTACGTATCCGACGGCTTTTTCTCTCAACTCATAGGACTTGGATATAACCTTGTCCTGTTCTTCAGTTACAGCAGTTCCCCACTTGGCTCCGGCTAGTTGGTGCTCATCATAGGCTTTTTTACCAAGGTATACAGCCCCAGCAACCGCTCCTAGGGCTGTTACTCCTATTGCGATTGGACCAGCTAAACCGGCAATCGCAGTCCCCAACCCCACTACTCCAGCTCCGCTTGCACCTGCAACGCCCACACCAGATGCAGTAGTTGCAGCTGTACCAACGCCTAGTATATTTTTAGCTAAGAATGGTAAAGCTTTCTTTTCTGCCGAGGCTGCAGCGAGTTCTACAATGCCATTGGACAATAGACCGACTGCTTTTCTTGTTTTGCCTATCACGGAGATACCCCCGCCAAGCAACTTGAGCGCTGGACCAGCAGCCGCAGCCATTAGGCCCCATTTGATAATATTTTGCTGTTGCTCTTTATCTAATGAACTAAACGACTTAGCCAGATCTCCTAAACTTGCAATAAAAGGCTTAGATGCTTCAAGACCATCTCTTAAAGCATCAACTAAAGGCCCACCAAATTCTATCGCAGCATCTACAACTTCGTTTTTCAGCATTTTAAGCTTCGATTCAGTTGTTTCGTAACGTTTGCCAGCTTCTTCAGCAAGTGCAGTATTTTCTCCGAATGCTTTGTTACCCATTTCTACTGCCCCAGCAAATACTCCGCTGGCATTAGCTGCACGCAGCAAACTGTCTCTTAGCCGAACTTCAGTTATACCCATGTCGTCCAACACACTAATTGCAGACGAACCTTGTTCTTCGGCTTTTCCCAATCCTTCGACAAATTTCATAATTGCTTCAGATGGATTAGATTTGAACATTTCAGCAAATTTGTCACCTGTCATTCCGGCAACATCAGCAAACTGTTCCAAGCTAGTTTTCGAATTGTCAGCTTCTTTATACATCTTTTTAAGTTCTGCAGATGTAAATCCCATTTCTTTGGAAACACCAGTTAGTTCTTTGCCGCCATTTCGCACCGCTGTTACTAATCTTTCCCAAGAAACACCTTGATCCTCGGCATGTGCTTTCAACTCGTCAAATGAACCCGCTCCTTTTTCAACAGCTAATTGCATATTAACCATCACTTTAGAGAAGGCAGACCCACCAGCTTCCGCTTCAATACCAACAGAACTTAATGCCGCTGCAAATCCTAAAATGTCGCCTTCGGACATGCCAATTTGAGCACCGGCACCTGCTAACCGTAATGCCATCGCCGATATTTCAGATTCTGTTGTTGCAAAGTTATTACCTAAGTCAACCAATGCAGATCCAAGGTTGCTAAATTTATCTTGCGACATTTGAGTAATATTAGCAAAACGAGCCAACTCAGTAGCAGCTGTTTCAGCGCTCATGTTTGTTGACTCGCCTAGATCGATCATTACTTTAGTAAATGCAGAAACATTGTCTGTTTGAATCCCCAGCTGCCCTGCAGCTTCGGCCACAGCTGCAATTTCACTGTGTGTCGAAGGTAGTTCTTTTGCCAACCCTCTTAAACTAGCTTCCAGATCGTCATAAGAATAAACAACGTTGCCATTACTATCAACTACTTCATCTGAAGTCTTCTTAACACCTGCAAATGCTGATTCCCAGTCTATAGCAGCTTTAGTAACAGCTGTGGCACCAGCGACGATAGGTGCTGTTACACCGACCGTTAAAGCAGTCCCTGCTTTTGAAACCATGCCACCAAACTTTTGAATTTTTTCACCTTGTTTGATATAGGCATCACCGTGCTGTTTTAGCCAACCAGTCACACCTTGAGTTTCAACTTGTAGTCTAGCCATCTGACCCGCTGTATTTTGCAGTTGTAGTTTATAGTTTGCCAATTTGCCGTTAGCATCTTGTAATTGGTTAGCTAGCCGTTTCGTGGAGTCTGTAGCTTTACCGTCAACAAACGAACCGTCATAAGCTTTCTTGAGGGCGGTCACTTGATTTTCTTGTGCTTTGATAATCTGTGTTAAACCATCGTATCGAGTGCCTAATTTGCCAAGTTTGTTCCCTGCCAAGTCAGCAACTTTCATATTTGCTTGCATTTCTTTCGCTAGGTATTGTACTTGCTTTTTAGAATTAGCAACGCCTTTCCCAAAATCAGCATCATCCAAACCTAGCTTTATGACCATATTTCCTAATGGAGTTGCACCAGCCAAATCATCCGCCCCCTTTCCCTTTGACTAAATCAGCCAATGGCTTAATTTCTTTGCGTTTCTTGTTTTTCTTTCCTTTTGGCGTTTGTTTAAACATAATTTCATAAAGGTACAGCGTATCTGTATTCAGAACGTCATTGATTGTCCAACTGGGATAAATCTTCAATATAGATCTCACGACATCTAGCTGTAACTCATGATGATCGGACGGACTTATTTTCCGTCCTTTTTTCCTTTTGGGTCTTTCTTATCTGTTGGATCTGATTCTTCCACGTCTTTTTCGTAACCTAAGACACGATACATAATGATTTCCATGATCAAATCTCTGTCCCATGCATCGATACCATCTAAAAGGACAGTTCCGGTTAAATCTTTATCATCAAACAAGCCGGCTACAAACTCAGCACGGAATTCAGTAAGCGCTCTGGCTGAAGGAGCAATATCATTGCCTTCATCATCCTTCTTGAAAAGTTTTGCTTCACCATCCGTGTAATCTAAAGCTTTTGAATACGGTACGTGGCTTTGTGTGAAGGTCTTTCTTGTTCCATTGATCATTAAATCCAATCTGATTTCTTTTCCAATTTCTGACATGTATAATTCCTCCTATTAATCAAAAATAAAAAGGCTAGTCCGAAGACTAACCTTTCCCTTCATTATTCACCGCCGCCACTTGGAGGTGTAACTGGACCACCGAGAACAGCAGTTTTTAACGAAGCAACGTTTTCTGCACCAAATGCACGCAACACTTTCATTTTCTCTGTTTTTTCACCGATTGTGATATCACGAGTTATAGCATTAAATACATATTCACCGGCTTCAGGCGTAAAATCTTCGTCATTCTTAGTAGCTAATGAATAGCCATCACGATTGAATTTACCCGCAAGCATTGCAAATGCGACTGGTTCGCCATATAGATCTTCAGCTTCAGCAACAGTTGCCACGTATGGAGGCTCCGTTTTATCACCGAATCCATCAATACCGCCATCATCACCAAATGTAACTAAACCTAGCAACTCTTGTTCAATAGCAACTGGAACATCAAGCAAACCGAAGTTAGCGGCAACAGTTCCCGTACCTTTTGCAGCGATCCAGTACTCCCGATCCCCCGCGAAAACTTTTTGAACTTCTTTTGATAGACCAGTCAAATCAAACGCTGTAGGTCCACCTTCTTTTTGTTTACCTTCAAGCACTCGAATTTGTTTTGATGTATCGGGTGTTAAATCTGTTTTCAAGACCCGTGTAGATAAAGTGCTAAAACCATATGTTTCTGCCATTGTTAATTCCTCCTAATAAAATAGACACCGATTAATAATCAGTATCATGAATTTGTGTGTTTTTTCGATAACGCCTTGCATCCACAAAGCGTTTTGTTTCTGAGAAATATTCGTCAAGCCCACCACTTAACTGAGCATAACCAAATTTCCACATCGCAGCTTTCACTGCTTTAGCAATTTCTTTCGTCAAAATTCTTGATTGAGTTTCAACGTTAATTTGATAACTGAACGTTTGCGACATCTCTTTGTTGGCAGCATAGTACGCACTAGTTGGCGGTCCAAGTGGTGTATCGATTATAATAAAAGGTTTGGTCGAATCGAAGCTTTCAGGTACTTCATAGAATTTGATGTTCTTTGCAGTAACCTCTTTTGCAATCGTAGGATCAGCAGATAAAACGTTGTAGACTTCCATCATCATATCTTTCATCGTGCTAACTCCTCCAATTCTGACCGCATCTCTTCAAATGCAGATCCTTCTGTTTTATCGACCACACCTTGTAATTTTCCCATCCCTCTAGGGCTAATGTACTTACCAAAGCGAGTATAGCCAAACTCACTCAAATGCACTAAGCGCCATCTTGAACCTTGACCCCAACCAACTTCGATCGTTTTAGGCGGTCCTTTTTTTACTCCGGAAACAATTACTGTGTCATGCGTTTCACCAGTATCCATGTAACTGGATACCGCTTCTTGCACATCTTGTTGCAATTTTTTTCCATAGTTCTTAAGCGACTTATTCACAATCCGGTTCGTTCTTGCTGGACCTAGCTTGGCTTCAAGATTCTTTAGTATCTCATCCACGCCTTTAACTGAAACGCTCATGAGGTCACCCCCAAGATGATTTTAAGAAAATCGTTATTCTCAACATCTGGCGCAAAATCTACAATATCCCACACATCATCTTTGTATCGGAAATCATCCAAGACTACTTTATGCGCATTGTTTGGCAAATAATCTGTGAATGGATCTCGAATCTTGATAGTGACAGCTTTCTTTGTTCCTTTACCGCTAAGAATATCCCTATCCTTAGAAGAAGGATTGTAGACTAAGCAAGTGCAGTAGTACAATTTCTTGTTGTCTTGTTCACCCGGTTCAGGCCCATCGTTTGGTTTTACTTCAAAAAAAGTAACCGGCGTATTTAAATCACCGGCTACAATTTCAGGTCTTTCATATTTTGTTTTAATCGGCAACTTGATCACCTACCAAGTCAATTGAAGCATCCATGATCATCACTTGGAAATTGTCATAAAAGTATTCGAGTGCCTCGTTTCTTAAATAACGAGTACGCTCATAAACCAACTCTTTGCCCTTTTCATACTTTGTATGATCGAACTCTCCAATGATCGACTTGATATCGGCAAGCCCACTTTCCAGTTGCTTGCCAATACTTTCATCTTCGGATGAATGAAAAATACGAAAACGTTCCTTGAATTCATCAATAAACACTTGATCGTTCATTCGTTATCCCTCCAATAGATCAATTAAATCTTGCTTCTTAGCGTTGCTTGCATAATCAATTGCACGCTCGTCTAACAACGCTTTTAGTTCTGGAACCGTAAGGCTAGAATAGTCTACAGTCGCCATACGAGCGTTAGGCGTTGTTACTCCCCCGAGCCACCTTGTGCTGGCGTAAAGTCTAAATCATAGACTTGAGCAGCATCGTTGTTCGTTGGGTAGCCATTACCCAACATATCAATTGCGTAAAGAGTTGCACGTTTCATCGCAAAAGTTTCTTTGTAAACATACACTTTTTCAGGGCGAGATTGCGTTGCCTCATATTCGCCGCCAACAAATGCGATCAATTTATTTTCTGGTACATCAACAGACTCAATAATATGATCAACATTGATGAACGGCATGTTTGAACCGTATACGTTGTTAAGGTTCGCAAAAGTTACTGCAGCAATAATATCGTAGTAGTTGACTGGATTAACAATCAAATATACATTCCCAGATACTTTTCGGTATTCAGTAGTTCCAGCATCGTTTTTATCGATTTTATAAGTGTACTTAGACAATTTCTTCATTACACCAGCAAGTTCGGAAACAATGGTACTTTTTGCAAATGTCAAAGTTCCGGCTGCTGCCTTATCAGGATATTCACCACCAGTTACTGCACCGTCAAGATCTTTAAGCAAGCCTACAGGTTCATCGTTTCCTGTACCAGTGATAACTTTTTCTGCCCAAATATCACGAACAGCTTCGGTTAAAGAAATGTTGATGAAACGATCAATCCAACGTGGACCCAAGTCAAGTGTGTCGTTCGAAATCAAGAAAAATGCAGTTAATGCAAGTTGAACAAATTCAGCAGCGCCAAACTTAGCGTCCAATTGTCCTTCTAAATCTTTGTGTAATGGCCCGAATACCGCAACACCTGATCGACGAGCACGAATTACTTTGACCCGACCAACAGTAGGCGTAAAGTTGATGATACCTAAAATAGGATGATCTTTTTGCAAGTTTTCAAAGACACGTTCCAAAATAGTTTCTGGCCAAACCAGATCAGAATCAAACCCGCCAGTTTTAACTGCTTCGTTATAGAATTTTGTTTCTTCTGCAGTTAAGGTCGGAATGCCGCGTGCTTCTAAGACACGATTATCAGTAACGTTTTTTAATTCGTTATATTCTTCCCGAACTTGTTTTCCTGCATCTTCTGCAATCGCAGTGACATAAGCTTCTAAAGCATCATTTACTTGTTCAGGTGTTGCATCTTCTTTTGCAGAAATAGCGTTAAAGATTTTCTTCGCATCTGCAGTTTTGTCTGTAATTTTTAACATAATTTATTCTCCTTTTCGCAATCGTGCGATTAATGATTTTGGTTTTGGTTCTTGTTCAACTTGATTTGTTACAGGTTGACTTAAACTAGCCATAGCAACTGCAACGGCATCTTGAATCATTGAAGCAATATCCTGCGGTTCATCTTGAGATTCGGCACGTTTAACAGAATTAGCAAATCCGAATTCGACTGCTTCGTCTGCCGTGAACCATTTTTCTTCATTCATCCATTCACGCAACTGATCAGCTGATTGACCGGTCTTGTCTGAATAAATTGCTAAAATTGAATCATCAATAGTTTCTAAAGCGTTCAGCGTTTTTTGGATATCCTGTTTATTGCCCCAAGCGAATGTTGAAGCTTCGTGAATCATCAATGATGTACCAACGTTCATAATCACTTCATCAGCACCAGCAATGATAAAGGTTGCGGCGCTTGCTGCTAAACCAGTCACTTCGACAGTGACGTTTGACGAATGATCTTTCAGATAATTGTAAATTTCAATCCCTTCGAATACGTCACCGCCAGGACTATTCAGTTTTATCACGATATCATCTGTGACTTTATCCAGTGATTCTCGGATATCTTTCGCATTAATGACATCATCATCACGCCAGTATTTCTTTTGCACATTACCACTCAAGGTGAGAATGTGCTTACCATTTTGGATCTCGTTGGTAAATTGAAACGGTACTTTTTTAACTTTCGGCATTTTCGTTCTCACCCCCTTTCGATGTTTCTTCATAGTTCTTGGTCATGTTAATTTTCTTGCCTTCACCGTTTGGTAATTCATCGTAGTCAAATACGTCACGGACTTCATCCACATAGAACGCGCCTGAAGAAGCGACTTTATCTAATTGCGTTGCTTTCTCTATGATGCTGACTGGCAATACTTTAGAAACTTTGATACGCTCGCCTTTTTGATATTCTTTTTTTGTAATGATTTTGGCCATCAACTCATCCTGAAGCTTCTTCATCAGCGGAACAATACAAAGTTTACGAAAAGCATCTAGATTAGAATCAAGGTCAGCTTTTTCACCATAAATAAGCGCCGTAGGAACTCCTATGGCGTTGGCTACATCATCTATCAACGATGTTTTCATTTTGTTCAGCTCATCTAGTGATTGATTGGAAACCCCTTGTTTGTTGGTGTATTCCTCGTACTCGAATCCTTTGATTTTTGCTACAATTGCTACGGATTTTGTTTTGAATGCATTGTAGACCTTGTCAATATACTCTTGTAATCTTTGACTTCGTGTCTTGCCGTCTTTTCCTTTTTCTTCGTTAATACTTCCGGTCGAATCGATAGACACCGATCCACGAATTTGATTGTTTCGCATTGCAATTTCAATGATTCGCCCAAATAACTCGGAATAGTCCTCGAACAAGCCTTTTGTAAAACGATCAAGTTTATCATTGTTGTATTCAATGTAGATCACATCTGACATATTGAAGCTTTTTTGAAACACATAGTTCTTTACTGTTACTCCAGTGAACACGTCATCATAAACGGCATATTCGGTACGAGAAAAATCATCAGCGATCAGCAATTGGTTATCTTCAGTAAAAATGACCAGCACTTCGTTATCGTCCATAAGTCGGTAGAAAAACTTTTCCCAGAACGTTGCAGCCGACATATCATTGTTGGGTCGAACATTCAAAATGTATTCCCAGTCAGCAGTACCATCTTTGTTTTTGAACTTTACTTCCAGTGTGGACATTGTCCTTGCGACAAAATCTAACACTGTATTCTTTGCCATAATTTTTAGATATGCTCGAGCGGACTCATCATCACCATAGACGAGATCAGGAATCCAGTCCGAAGGTTCTTCATTCCGGATGGACTGCTTAAAGACATCAAATAAACTCACATATTTTCACCACCTTTCAATTGGGTTAGATATATGGATCACCTTCACTTTCCGGCAAATCGCCTACCTGATTTATTTTGGATCTTTTCAGGTGGTTTCTTCTTGTAACCCAAAGGTGTTGTAGTTACTGTAGTGAAATAAACGATGTTACCAGCCATTACGTTTTTTGTTTTTCGCTCAAGGTTTAGATATTGCGGTTTATACATAATGATCACTCACTTTCTGCGTGAAACCCATTCAATCAATATTGCAATAAATAAAATAAACAAAAATATCGGTATCAGAATATACCAGTATTTAATAAAAAATTCTCTTTCGGTTAAATGAATCCAATCACTGAACATAACCTAGCCTCGCTTTCTAAAACTCAATTTCATCCAACATGTCAAATGCATCATCATAGTCGTAGTCGATGATTTCATCAGCACGCCATAGGCAGTATTCAAAAGCTTTGAAACCGTCTGTCTTACGTCGAACCTCTTCTTTTTTCTTGTATGATTTGTTGCCGTCGCCATTGGTTTTCACGAGTACATTGTTCGTATACCAGCGCATCAATGGATTATTACCAAAGATAATGTGATTATTTGCAAATGCATCTTCAATCCTTGGCGCTAATAAATTATCTGCAGCTGTTGGATTTCTGATCACTTCGATTTCAAATCCTTCCTCCAAAAACAATGGTCGTAATAAATCCATACGGAAATTATCGGCTACTATTTTCGTTATGCCGTATTTTTCACGTTGCTCAACAAACCAACCAACAACTGTTTTTGGGTCGATTGTGGGCCCATCTATAACCGTCAGCAATCCTTTTTCCTCCCATTCCCTTATGGGTGCAAATTTTTCTTTTGTAGTTTCAGAAGCTTTACGAGAATACCCGTAGTAAATGTCCACAAATTGCTTTCTAACGAACGAATGGGTCTTGAACACATAATCATCCCCATCACGAAACAAAAGCCCACAAGCGGCGAAATCACGCAGACTGGCATAATCTAAACCGCCAATGGCTTGTTTGCCGATTAGGTTTGTTGGGAATGGTCTGTTTGTTGCCAGAATCTCTTCACGACTAGCCACCGATCGTTCTAAGTCTGTGACAGGTAAATTCATACGTTTAGTCATGAACTCTTCTCGGTTGCTTGGATCGTCTTCCAAATCCTCGTATTCTTCCATAACAGTTTCGTAAAGATTGTCCGCATACTCAGATAGTGGCTGATGAAACATAGGATTTGCCAACTCCCAATTGTCAGGATCATTGACCTGGTCTTCTGAATCAAGTTTGCAAATGAAAGGAAAAAGAGCATTGAATCGGACTGAACCGCTCAACACTCTTTTCGCTTTTTCTTTCATGTTGTCCAAGAATCCCTCACGAACATAACCGTCAGTACCCACATAAAACTCCCTCGGGTTCGGACGTTTACCAAGCCCACTAATATGGACTTTTACATCTTTGTTCGATTCGTATCGATGGATTTCATCAAAAGCTACTGCTCCATCACGCAATCCATCTTTTGTATCGCCATTACTAGTACGGAATTTTATTTTACTTCCAGTCTTTTTGCTGGTGATCACTGACTTCCCATATTCGAAAGCTTTTTGTAACGTCTTATTCCGTTTGATTGTATTGTATATTTCTTCGAATGAAGTTTTCGCTTGATCTTCACTATTAGCTACAATCGAAACGTTGTAGTCCATGATGCCGTGCATTTCAGTTTGAAGGAAGTTTAGAACAACTGATAGCAGCCCGTTTTTACCACCACCACGGCCAAACATCCAAAGAAACTTACGATAAACATTCCGGTCATTCTTTTTGAAATAAAAAAAGATAAATGCGATTAAGAACTTCTGGAATGGCTGCATTGGGAAATACCATTTCTCACCATAAGCAATGCACTTATCAATCATCACATCATCGAAGTAAACATCATCCCGACTAAGAACATCACGTTCTAAATACTCAATTAAGTCTGCTCGCTCTTTGTTAAACTTTATTTTCCCCGATTTGAATTGTTCGATATAGTAATCAACGTGTTTTTGATGAATCATGTTAGATCACTCTCATCGTAATCATCTTGATTATCAGTGACTACTTTACCGTTCAAATCATCAAGGTTAAGGTCTTTACCAAGAGCAATAATTGCACGAGAAATCGTAACTTTTTGAGCGATTGCTGGGTTAGTTTTAAGATACGTTTGAGTGCCGTTAAAGCCTTCGACAATTGGTCCGTATTGCTTAACAGCTTTATCCATTTTTCGATAAAGCCTAACTAAATCAAGGTATCTCTCAACTTTTTCAAGTTCCATCTGATCGTTTACGTCAATCTGTCTCAGCAACTGTTTCTTTAAATCTGACATCTTCAAAGGCTCTCACCCCCCTAGCAAAAAAATTTTAGTCATAAATTTGGACAGTTGACCCCTCCCACCGGTTCCCTAGAATGGGATTTGACCCCGAAATAATTCGACCGGGGGTATGTTTGTCCCCACTTTGGTTTGATTTTCTAATCATTTTTGGGATTCTGTTCTGTGAAAACATTGTCTACATAATCAATGCCAATCGATAGTACATTGCATACAAGCTCATCAGACCGCAACAAGTTCCAAGTATCTTCGACTCGTCCATCAACCAGTGATATACTTCCCTCGGTTACTGCTGATCTTAACCGATGCAAATTACCAATAGCTTTGTCAATTAAATTCTGATCAAGTTCTTTCTTGTTTGCTATTGCGTCCTTACTCATTGATTCATTACCTCCCCATTGGCTCGATCAATAGATAATACTTTCTGTTTAGGATCATCATTAGTCATATAAATAAATGTAGCCACATTGGTTCCCTTACCCCATGCATGGCTTGTTACATAGTGGTTCGTCATTGATACAACCCCAACCTCTTGGCCTTTGATATAAAGCTTAGGTACTTTCCCATTCAAATCGAAGCTAACGTCTTCGCTATTCAATCTCAACACTCCCTCATATTCAATCCCAGTAACATGTAAAACAGGACCAGAATCATCATACTTGTAGAATAATCTTTTCAAAATACCTACCACCACTCATCGTCCCACTTTCTTTTCTTTGGTTGCCCACGATAGTTCATTCGATCGTGTCGGCGATTATGGCAGTCCTTGCATAACGTTCTTAGGTTGTCTGGATCAAACGCAAGCTCTGGATTTGTTTCCAATTCTTTGATGTGATCAACCTCCAATATCGAATCATACTGTGTGGTCAGTCTGCCTTCGGCTTTACACCACAAGCATTCGTAGTGATCTCTCTCAAGTATTGCCTGCCTTAGGTTGCGCCACTTAGTCGATCCATAAAACCTAGCTCGATCTGCTTTGGTTTTGACAACAGGTATCATTGTTCTTTTGCTAATTGCTCTGTGTAGATAGTGATCAACGCACGCTGCACTTGTAAGATTCCATCTACTCCAAGCTGAGTAACATCCAACTTCATTCGCTCTTTCAGAAGCGTTGCGTTGACAGGTGCCCCAAGTGATCGCTTCATCATGTAATAGTTCAGTGCTGCAAGTTCATCTACCTTCAGTCCGTAAGCCGTAATGATCTTCCAAAACAAATCAGCGATTGCATCCATGTCCTTATCTTCTCGTAACTGAGTCAGCATCTTGATAAAGTAATCTTGTTTTGCTGGAACAGATTTCTTTTTATGGTCTTGTGGTTTCTTCATTTTTATCACTCCTTAGACATAATTAAAGACCACTCTATGAGTGGTCTAATGTTTTTGTCTTCAATTTTACATATTCCTAAACCTATCAAACGCTTCTTCATCTTGAACGATTTTAAGAATTTCAAGTTCTCTCTCTAGTGCTAGTTCATTGTATTTTTGCAGTCTATTCTTATTCGATCCATTTATAATGTTCTTCAATAAATCCGTCAATGGTTCTCCAATTCCTTGCTTGAAATTAAACCCTATGAGCTGAAGTACATTTAATGTTTGAATAGAAAGCAGAGATTTGAAAGCATCTAAAGATTCTATAAGCTTTATTGTTTTTTGTTTTTCATTTTCATCATCTTGAGTACGTGCTATTTCCTGTAAGAATTGCTTAAGCATAGGTAAAACAGTATTAGAGATGAATTCTAAATCTTCATCACTAAGTTTCTGTGCGACGAACTCCTCTTGATATGCTTTTGCAATCGATTCTAGTTCTTGCTTGTCCTCTAAAAGCTCATAAATCAAGTCATTCATTTCAGCAATTATCTTTTTATCATCCCTACTACTTTTGACAGCTTTAATCTTTGCTCCGATTGAAGTTGCCGTGCTTCTTACTGCTACCTCTGCAAGACGTGTGCTTAAATCAATTAAATGTGGATCCATTATTCGTCCTCTTCTCTAATACAATTTTGTACACTAACAATATATTACAAAGACAACAATGAAAGCAATAACAAAAAGACAGCACTAGCGAATTCTGAAATAAGGAGATTCACCTCGATTCAAAAATTTGTGCTGTCTTTCTATATCAGTCAAAGAAGTAAAGCGATGAGGGATTAGCCCCCTTTCGGTATTTGGATTAGTGTGAGTAGTCCAATAACCGTCTCTCCGTTTCTTCTACGCTATTACTATAACCCGTTTAAATCAAGAAATATACACAGACTTTGAGGTCGCATTTTGTGGCAATGTCAAAATAAGCTCAACTGATCTTGGTCTGCTGAATAGTAGTCCATTTCTTCTTGCTTCTTTAAGCGTTCATCTCGCCGTGCCTCATACTCATCCACGAATGATAATGTCTTGCGAATCTCTGTATGCCGCTTTCTTATATAAGATACGCTGTAACCTGTAGCATCTGCTATATCATACACATCCATGTCATCAATATACTTTAACTTTACAATTTGGACATCTGCTCCGCTGAATGAATCGATCAATTCCAACAGTTCGACTTTTTCTTTTTCAAGCAGCGCCAGTTCATTCTCTATTATTCTAATGTTTTCTTCCAACGATGATGATCTTGAATTTTTTTCAAGGCGCACGTTTGCTAAATCACCGTTGACCCATCTATCTAATTCCAACTTACTCTTGTTAAGATTCCATTTCATGAAGAGTATTTGTTCTTC